GGTCGTCAAGTAAGTGCGTTAACAAACGAAACACTGAGTATGGAAGAACGAGCAGAAACAATGAAGGAAACTCTTCTTGATACATTAGAACTTGCTCGTCAAATCTTACCACTTAAAGATTCAATTATCGCAAAGCAAAAAGAAACTATTGCAACACAAGGTAGTCAAGTCACCGAACTAGAAAGTGCATTACAAAGTAAGGATAATGCATTACGGATGGCGATGATGCGGGGTGATAGTCTTCAAGCAGTCATCAATCTAATTCCACCAGCACCAAAGAATCCTAACCGTATGTTCGGGTTTAAGTTACCAAGTAGAAAGGCTACATTCGTTGTTGGATTGGCAATGGGCCTTGGAGCTGGAGTTCTTGTAATCAAATAAGAGGTTATTATGGCAGGTACCGCCCAACAGTTACGTGACAAAATCAAAGAAGAATTCAAGAAATGTGCAATTGACCCATCCTATTTCTTGAGCAAGTATTCGTATATCCAACACCCGATTCGTGGTCGGGTGTTGTTTGATTTATATCACTACCAGAAAGATGCACTGAAAGATTTTGAAGGTCACGATTATAATATTGTTCTTAAAGGCCGCCAGATTGGTATTTCTACATTGGTCGCAGGGTATGCTTTGTGGTTGATGTTATTCCATAAAGATAAAAATATCCTTGTTATCGCAACCAAACAAGAAACCGCTAAGAACTTGGTCACGAAAGTAAAGTTCATGCATCAAAATCTTCCCGTATGGTTACGTGGGAACGTCATAACAGATAATAAGTTATCTTTACAATTCTCCAACGGGTCACAAATTAAGGCAGTTGCATCATCACCAGACGCCGGACGTTCTGAAGCACTGTCCCTTCTCATCCTTGACGAAGCGGCGTTCATTGACGCAGCAGATATCATCTGGACCGCGGCATCCAGTACATTATCCACGGGTGGTAAAGCTATCCTCTTGTCTACCCCAAGGTAATACGGTAATTCCTGCGGAAATAATGGAATTTTATAAGAAAACATATGTTCAAGAACCTTTAGAAAAAACTGGGTTCGATGGAAATTTATGGATATGGGAATATCCGCATCCATCAAAGTCATATATCGTGGCCGCTGACGTATCCCGTGGAGATGGTGAGGATTATTCGACGTTCCACGTAATTGACGTAGAAACATCTACCCAAGTGGCAGAATATAAGGGAAAGGTGGAAACCAAAGCATTCGGAAATATGCTGGTGTCCATTTCGACGCAATATAATGACGCACTACTTATCCCCGATAATAGTTCTATCGGATGGAACGCTATTCAACAGATTATTGACCGTGGGTATAAAAATCTATTTTATATGTCCAAAGATTTACAATATGTGGACGTAGAACACCAGATGAGTGGAAAATTCTATAAAGAAGAACGTAATATGGTTCCGGGTTTTATGATTTCTCAACGAACCCGTCCGCTGATTATCGCCAGACTGAAAGAGTATATGTTAGAAACCTCATTTACCATTCGGTCAAGTCGGATGATTGCAGAATTAGAAACATTTATCTGGAAAAATGGTAGACCGGAGGCACTGTCTGGATATAATGACGATTTGGTTCTTGCCTTGTGCATTGGATTGTGGGTACGTGACACGGCACTTAGATTACGTCAAGAAGGGATAGAATTAACCAAAATAGCATTGGATAAAGCAAAATATAATGTAATTGGGTCTGTTTATACTGATAGAGGTGTCAACAACAATCCGTATGAGATGCAAATAGGTAAGGAAAAGGAAAATTTACGGTGGTTACTGTAAATACGTTATACTTATATAGTAGTGTCATTTTATACAATATTTTTCGAGAATCACTATGAAGGCTGAAGATATTCGTCGTATAATTCGTGAAGAGCTCAAAGCCGTTATCAAGGAACAACTTGACCAAGATTCTATCTGTGAAGGTGAAGGGTGTCTTGACGAAAAGTCCGTTCCACAACCATATGACCGTAAAGGCGCTCGTAAAATGACAAAAAGTCAAGTTGAAAAGCGTAGAAAGATTGGTCGTGAAATGTTAGCAAACGAAAAAACTACCAGTAAGTTCCGTAAAAAGTACGGAGATGACTGGAAAGATTATCTTTGGGCAGCCGCATCAGCCGCAGCATTTAGAAGTAAGTAAGATGTCGAAGCATTCTCACATACGGAAAGACCCGATTGGTGGAGAGGATTCTGATATCAATAATGATGGAAAGGTTAACCTCACCGACAAGTACTTAAAAGCAAAAAGAGATTTATATAAGCGGTATATGCAAGCACGCAAAACCAATACACCATTACAAGTACCAGCTGCAAAAATGGAGAATAGTATGATTAAATTGATGGGATTAGTTAACTTAGAACCACTCAAAGAAGAAGAAAAGTGGATTCAAAAGGCAATTGAAAAGCCAGGTGCACTCCATAAGCAACTTGGTATTCCAGCAGGAGAAAAGATTCCTGCTAGTACTTTAAAGGCAGCTGCAGAAAAGGGTGGTAAGCTTGGAAAGCGTGCTCGTCTTGCGATGACCTTAAAGAAGCTTAAGGAAGAAGCTGACCTTACCGAAGAACAACTCGCAAAGGTTAACGCAATGTTAGAAGCATTAGACCCAGTTGGTCAAGAAGATGCTGACATTGACAATGACGGTGACACAGATTCATCCGACAAATACTTAAAGAATCGTCGTGATGCAATTGGTAAGGCAATGCAAAAAGAAGGTGCAGAAGGTGAAGACCATGAAGTTTCAATGGCAAACAATTCATTAGATACCATCATTAAGATGGCAACTGAATTGAAGGCTAAAATGGGACAAGACGAAAAGGATATTCCAGCATGGATTCAAGACCACATCACCCAAGCACAAAACTTTGGATGAAGAAGAAGGGATACCAACCAAAGAAGGAAGGGAAGTAATCATGCCACCAGTCGTGAAGTTTATCTCAATCCTACTATCCAGTAGAGAACAAGCACATATCTTCCATCTCCAAACCCCATCCTATGCTCAACATAAGGCATTACAAGGGTACTATGAAGATATCGTAGATTTGATTGACACCTATGTAGAATCCTATCAAGGTCGTTATGGCATTTTAAAGGGATACAAGCCAAGTAACACGATTCTTGAAGATGATTCTACTGTCAGTTATTTTATGGGACTTCAAAAGTTCGTAGACGAAACCCGCAGTCAACTTCCACAAGACGGTGAACTCAACAATACTGTTGATGAAATCGCTGGTCTTATAAGGACGATTTCGATTATAGTAACCAAAAAGAAAAAGAATCACAAGTATCGAATGACCCAAAGGATATTTCCGTACAATCGGCACGTATTAGTGATATGTTAGAACGTAACATTCCAACCAGTCCCGATAAGTGGGCATCAGCAAAAGCAGCAGCAAAGCGTAAATTCAAGGTTTATCCATCTGCATACGCCAACTTGTGGGCAGCAAAGAAGTACAAGAGTATGGGTGGTGGGTGGAAGAAAGGAAAGAAATGATTAAGTTAATGGACCTCATCCCAGAAGAATGGACGAAAAAATACAAGAGGTCAATTGACTGTAGTAATCCAAAAGGCTTTAGTCAACGAGCCCATTGCGCAGGTCGCAGAAAGCGAAAGCGTGGTGGTAAAACTAAATCAAAACCAGTATGACACGACTTTCTGATATACTTGTAGAAGTTTCTATCGACCTTGATGAAAAGTACCAAACCAAGGGTGAACTTGGTAAGTGGATTCGTCAAAAGTGGGTAGACATTTCTCGTAAAGACCCCAAGACCGGCAAGCATCCACCGTGTGGAGCTTCTGCTGGTAGTAAAGAAAGAAAGGGTGGGTCATCAAAGTATCCAAAGTGCAGACCCGCACGTTCGGCTGCAGCAATGAGTAAAGGTGAAAAGCGGTCGGCAGTCACCAGAAAACGGAAGGCAGGAAACCCCGGTGGGAAACCAACGATGGTTTCAACTTTCAAGAAAAAGGAAGAATAATATGGAACAAATGACTGAAGCTTGTTGGGAAGGATATAAGCAAGTTGGAATGAAGGACAAGGGTGGTAAGATGGTTCCAAACTGCGTCCCTATTAATGAAGAAGATATTATTGAAGAATATTGTCCACGTTGTCTCGCAATGGAAATTATGCGAGCACAAGGTCAACCTCTTCAAGAAGCAGAATATCA